AGGTCGAATCTCAGGCTTGGCACCCCTCGGGAGCCTGGTGGCGTCCATAGCCATCATCGGGTGTACGGTCAGGCCAAGGGCGTCGATACGAGCCCTGAGTTCAGTATCAAGTGCCTTTTGTGAGTTATAGCCTTTTTCACAAACACCGCGTCCCCAGAAGCGACCAGGAACGATGTCCCAAGGGAAAGCAATTACAGGACGGTCGTTCATCATGTATGGGTTACGTTCTGCTTTCAGAAGAACACCATCATTAGCAATCACCACGATTGCTTCTACATACATGCTGCTGTTTTCTTCTTCAGCGCCAAGATCTTCATATTCTTCGGCTTGTTCAAGCAGCTTACGGGGCACAAGGCCAAAATACTTGGTCAGGCGGATCTTGTCGTCGCTGTAAACAGTCAAGTCTTGGTCAGGCTCGATGTTGGTGTCAGGGCTTGCGTCTGCAATATAAACATCAGCGTATACCCCTTGTTCCTGCAAGAGTTCTACCTGATGTCTCGATACAAATTCATCAATAGCACATCCAAGGGCTTCTTCGATTGAAGTAGCAATAGGGTCAATAAGGAAGTTTTGTGGCATGACTGGGCGAAGTTTGACCACAGTCCGGTCTTTGATCGTAACACCAACAGCTTGGAGCTGACCGTCCATCAAAGGCTGTGTTGCAGGGGCCATTTCTTTTTCTTCAGAAAGAGTAACTTCTGCAACACCAACACCAAACACAGCAGCATTGATCAAACACTCTGCTACTGACTTACGAACACGGTTTTTTTCGAAGTCTTCTGAGAGTTTATTTCTTAGATACATGATGTCAGCCCTTTCAGGGTCATTCATGTCATCTTGAATGTCAAACCAGGTGCCACGGCCAAAGGTAGCTTCTTCTAGCTCGGCTACATTGGACTCTACGGCTTGTTGGAGGGCTGGAGAGATGATCTTGGAACGCTCTGAGAGGCGTTCTACGTCTTCCTGAGACCAGATGCCACGCCATAAGCGATAATATTCTTCGTGCTTCTGTTGATAGTTGCTTTCGTAGTGATCACGCCATTGGCTGCACTTGTCGATAACCCAAGAAGCCAGGTCTTGTTCAACAAGAAGTTCATCTGTGGAAGCATCAAAGGACAATTCAGACATAATTTGTTAATATCCTGCTACTTGATCAAATTCTTCCCATTCGTCCACTTCAAAATCATAAGTATAACACACTTTTGCTAATTGATCAATATACGCAAGAGCATCAATAAGGTCATCGTGTGTTAGGGCGGATGGAAATTGCATCAGTTGGTCTATAAATTTAATATTCCACTCACCTTCATTCAGAATAACCCGCTCGTGTTCAAATCTCCCTTGAAGGGCATGAACTACACGGGTGGTTTTATTGGTGTTACCGTGGCTTAGTTCTTCAATTCTGAAAAAAAGATTGTGTTTTTTCATCATGTCTAGCAAAGGTGACATGATTGCTTGCCTTGCAATGCCCTTTTCGATCCCTACAGCCACTGGTTTGTACCTTTGGACTGCCCAAAAGATGTTCCTGACAGTCTCGTCAAAGGACCAACGGCCATATTTGATGTCTCTAACCCACCATTCACCATCGTCAGTGACTTTGACAATAGCCATTGCTGAGTCATCAAGACGTTTTTTCTTGGCTTTACCTTCTTGTTCAAATCCTGCAAGGTCAATTGCTATGTAGTAATCGCCTTGTTGAGGCTCTTCTTGAGAAAACTGAAGCCATTCTTCTTTGAATAGTTCAGATTCTTTGGCATTAAAAGAAGCCATGAACTCTTGGTTAAAAATATGCGTTGACATTGACTTCTTTGCATTGTCAATTTCATTCTTGTCAAGCATTTCATTGTCATAGCTTGTGAAGTGATAGGCAGCCCACTCAGGGTCATCAGACTTCTCAGCGTACACAAATAGTTCATAAAACCAATTGCGACCTTCAGGGGTGCCGATAAACACAGCTTTACCCTTTTGGTCAGCCAGTGCTGGTCGAATGATTTCTTCCCATACTGAAGGCTTCATAAAAGCAGCTTCATCGAGAACAGCTAGCTTAAGAGAAGCACCCCTCATGGTCTCAGGGCGGTCAGAACCTTTTAGAGAGATAACAGCCCCATTGATCAGGGTGATCTGAAGGTTGTTTACATGAGAGGATTTGATAACTGGCCTGGCAAGGTCATGTAGCAAAGACCACATGATGTCCCTTGCGTTTCCTTGAGTAAGGCCTATGTACCACACGTCCCCTGCTTTAGAGTCAAGGGCAGCTACAATCATTCGCCAGGCGGCATACCTAGACTTACCACACCGCCGACCAGCAGCGATTACTTGAAAACGTTCGTTGTTCTTCCAAACTGTTTGTTGCCAGTTTAACAGTTTTACATTAAGTTCAGCCATCTAGTTAGAAAACAAAATTAGATGGTTTATGGGGGAAAAGATCAAATGACACAATAGCAACAAATGTGCTACCTGCTTCAGGGGTGACACTAAGGTAATCCCCTTCAGTCATCAAAAGATATTCGCCAACAGAACCACCAAATTTTAAAAAATCTCCTGAGTTGACTGATTTTGTTCCTTGGAATGGAATTACTGTTGCACCATCATGCCAATCAGCACTGATGCTCTTGGTGGAGCCTGTGGAGTTAGCTAAAAACAACATGGTTACTTTTGCATGGTAACCTGTGGGCACAACAAACAGGGTGTTGGCTGTGCCTGCTGTTAGGTTCTTACCTATGGAGTATTCCATTTAACAACCTTTAACACAGTTGCACTTACGAATACAGTCAGCAATATATTCTAGGCGCTTTACAACACCGTCCTTGGTGTCTTTAAGAAGCCTTTCTCTGTATTCTTTGTTGTTCAAAAACTCATCAGCAGCTTCTTGGTATTTGCCAAGGTTGAATAGCTGTCTGGTCTTTTTGGATAGTTGCCAGTCGCCCCTGTAGGTGGCTGACACAATAGCTGCTTTGAGTTCTTCTGACAAAGAATCAAAGTTAGGGGTTAGATCTTTTGCTTTTTGTAGAAAGATATTAAACACATCAGGAAAGGACATATTAAAGTATTCCTTGGTCTGACCTACGCCTGTTGTTAACACACCTTTGTCGTCAGTATAGACACCTTCACAAAAACCTTCATGGTGAATTAAAAGTTTATGTGCTTGTGTAAGAACACAATCAGGATACAGCTCTTTAACTTTCTTTACAGCTTTATCGCCATAGTAGAATCTATTATTCATCTTGTTCTTGATAAGAAGAATATTCTATATCTTCTAGTGGTGTGTTTTGTTCTTGTGAAGTGACAATTCCTGAGATGTTGATGGTGATTGCTGACTTTCCACCATTCTTTTGTACTTCCTGCTCAAACGCAGCAACAGGAAGCATTCTATCCATAAGTAGTTTCCAGGCGGCTGCCTGGTTTTTGTGGTCATCATTAAGTGCTGCATTAAAGATCGAGTCTAGTACCTTTTGAGACTTAGGAGAATTTAACATCCTCCTCTTGTACTCATTAATGATAGAAGCCTCTCCTTTAGGTCTCCCTACAGGATTTTTCTTTTCTAAAAGAGCTTTAGGTGGTCGCCCTTTTCTTTTTAACACAACATCTTGTTTAGGTGTACTAGGATTGTCCATTAAGTGGTCCATAGTATATATAGGTGTCTTTAAGAAGCTTTAAGTGTCTTTAAGTAGTATTCTTTATTAGTATTCTATTATAGTTATACTTAATAGTATTACTTAATAGTTACTACTTTAAGTGTCTTATATATGTCTTAATTTTAGCATATTTTTAAAGAGAAGTAAACACCCCTTGAGGGGAATTTAGCTAATTTTTGTGTGTTTTTATTGTGTGTTCTACAGTGGCCTTGAGTGGCTTTGAGTGGCCTTTTTTAAATTTGCCTTTTGTAACCTTGAGTGGCTACTACTATAAATTCACTGACCATTCCCCATCCCCGCCCACCTCGATCATCAGGCCCCTCAGAGCACCACAGAAAGCCCTCTAGGAGCTCATAGGAAGCCCTAGGAGACACGCTAGAGGTGCGCCCTATGCTACCCTACTGCCTAGGTGTCGTGTGGAGCCTGTGGAGCCTTGAGGGGCAGGGAGCATGAGTGGCAATGCAGGGCCCTATAAGCCCCTCAAGGCTACATCAGCCCCTCAAGGCTACATCAGCCCCTCAAGGCACCATCAGCACCATATGAGCTCGCTTCACGTGAACATGAAAACATCTCAATCAAATAGTGGTTGACATCATGGGGCATCATGGGACATCATGCACATGTGGTCGCTGAGGTGACCTAAACCACAAAGAGAGCACACTAGAATGAAACTATCAAAGACAAGCAAACTGGGTACTTATTCATGGTCCCTGATAGCACGGGACACATGTCCAGGTTCCATAGACTCACAGGGAGGCTTGGTGCCAGCATGCCGTGGATGCTATGCCGTGGGCGGTAATTACCGCTTCGCCAATGTAAAAAAACCACGTGAGCACAATCGGGCAGACTGGCAACGTGATGGGTGGGTTCAGGACATGGTCGAAGCAATCCAGCATGAGCGTTACTTCCGTTGGTTCGACAGCGGTGACATGTACAGTCTTGGCCTAGCACGCAAGATTCTTGAAGTAATGCAGCAGACACCGGATACCAGGCATTGGCTGCCAACACGTATGCACAAATTTCAGAAGTTTCATGGCGTGCTGTTTGAGATGGAAGCATTACCTAACGTGCGCGTGCGTCGGTCCAGCGATTCAGTCACCGGTGAGTTTGATGCTGCAGTACATGGTTCTGTGATCTATTCACAGGAAGCACCACAAGGCACCTATGCGTGCCCAGCGTATAAACAGGAAGGACAGTGTAAGTCATGCCGAGCATGTTACTCAAAAGACGTTAGTGTTATTGCATACCAAGCGCACGGTAAAACGATGGCCAAAGTAGTTCGACTAATTGCAACGGGAGCATAGATAAAATGACACTAGTAGTAAAGTATCCATCCAAAAAAGTATTAAAGGAAAACATTGGAAACCGACTACGCTATATCGAAACAAGCTTATTCGGTCCAGAGTATAAATCTAACGGCATGCTAGTGGTCGCAAACAGACCACACATCACAGGGCAGGGAAGAGAATTCTTTGCACAAGTAACAATGGAAAACGATTTGATCGTAAAGGTTAAATAACCAAAAAACCCCAAAGGATAAACCAATGAACAAACCACAATTCACCTTTAAGTTCAATGATTGGTGGGACGATGATAGCATTGAAGTCAGTGATAGAATCAATGCTATGCAAACAGAAATCGAAAGGTTGCGAGAACTCTGCGAACTGTTGCAGGAACAAAATAATTCTCTTAAACAAACAATGTCGGATATTATTCGACCGAAAGGTAAGTCTTGGTTTACAGTGGATTCAGAAGGCAATCCAGTAAGGAGAAAACTGTATGAATGAGTCTGTATTGCGTAAACTTGCTGAACAAGCTCTGGGAACACGAAAGCACGTTCCTCCAGTCTGGCAGTTTTATGATGAGGAACTGGAGAAGTACACTCGTTTGGTTATTTCAGAGTGTGCGAACGCTCTTGTCGATAACGAACTATACAATCGCCATATTGGTCGTGCGTGGCGAGAGCACTTTGGTATTGAATTATGATTCGCTGGTATTTTGAAAAGTTTATGCAGACTATAGGCTATAGAAAGTTCTGGTATTATCCCAGTAGACATATGCCTATGGCAGATTTTTTTCTTTGGAAGTATCGTCCCGATCTTCCTAAAGGTGTATATGACGGTGATCGTAAGTGCACTTGTCATCCCGATGATAATCCACCAGTGCCATGCGCGAGGCAATATGCGTTGAGTGATTGCAGAAAAGTGGCTGGGCAAAAAGATCCTAGGAGTGATGTATGACAAAACAATTTGACCTCGAACAAGCAATCTTAGAATCTTGGAATATTCTCGATGATCTGAAACTCTTTCGGGAACTGTTGGACACGAAAGATTTCGCATCGATGTCATCGACACACTTCAAAGGCTTGCTTTCCGAGTATGAATTCAGGTATAAAAGAAAACACAAGTCAGGCACAGTGTGCCTTCAGATAGTCTCCACACCACCAGAGGGAATCACCAATGTCAAACTCACAGCGCCAGCGAGATGCATGGACACAAGGTCGCGATCAGTATCAACAGACCCGGTCGAGTGCTACAGGCACTACTACAAAACACAAAAAAGCAACATCTTACGCTACTCTGTTCGGCCTGCGCCGGCCTGGATTGAATGAGGATATTCTGGCCATTCTGTCAATCATCATAATTGTGTGTTGTGTTTTCTGGGCAGACCAGATATCAGACTTTATAGACAACGCCTGGATTGAGTACGGACAGCAGCAGGAACACCAAAAAAATGAAACAGATAACCTTTAAGTACACCAACAGAGAAATCGAGAACTACTGCCTAGAAGTCATGACCAGAACAATCAGACAGCATGTAATCGACTATTGGGCAGGACACAAAATTAGCACCAGCACACATTCGGACGGCACCATACACAGGATTATCATCCCAGACCCTGAAGGCGACCTTAAGGTCAACATCATCACAGTGGAGGTGCTTTGGGACGCCTGTGTGCGCTTTGTAAACCAGCACAGGGATATGATTGATGACTCACCTGTGTGTCAATCAATCATCAGCCTGAAGCCTGAAGTAATGTCAAAGTTTGACATCGATAATTTAATGCAATACACGGCAGGTATATAGCATGAGTACACAATACCAGGAAGAAGATGCGACCTATTTTGATGAGCCACTCGCGCATGAAATGATCCAAGACTTGGTTGAATATGATCTAGAACACACAACAATAAACGAACTAATAGAACTTGCTACTGACCAACTATATTCAGTCTATCGGAATATGAAATATGAATATCTTAAAAAAAGATACAATGAACTATTTGACAGATAAAGAAATTCTAAAATTAGCAAAAGAAGCTAATATTGACTATGCATTAAAAAAAGAGTTAATTAAGTTCGCCTGGA